TGGCGTACCTCCGTACATATTAGTCTGTACACCACTTCTACCTTGGTTATACAGACGCTCCTCAAGAGCTAACTGCTGACGTTGCTCCTCAGGTGCCTGCATAGCCCTCATGCGGTTATAAACGTCAGTCTCACGAGCACCTGTGCTTTGACCCGCCTGCTGCATGAACTGACCGCCTAAATCTGAAGCACCCTGTGCTAACAATTGCTGATTCAGTAGTCCGTAAGGATTATTGATAAGCTGTTCGTTACCACGGTCTATAGCGGCTTGAGCACCAAAGCGAGTCTCTGCAACTCCTCTGGGATCACTAAATATATTGTTGCCTGCCCTGCGGAGCATTTCGTCCTGCATGGCCTGCTCTTGTGCCCCTAGAGTTGTACTGGCATTCAAGTCAGTAACTACACCAGTAGTAGGGTCTACTGTAGGGCTTACACCAAAGGAAGACCCTGTGCTAGACGTTAGTGTATACGGCCTAAACTGAGATAGCCCTAGGCCTTCAGTAGCAATCTGTGCTGCTCCCGGTAGCCTTGTGCCGTCATCCAGAGTAGCACCAGCAAAGGATTGATTACCCACAGTACTGAGGCGGTCATAGGCTTCTTTTGTAAGAAGGCCTCCACCAATGGCAGTACCAAATCCTAACCATTTATCAATACTCATTAGAGAATACCCCTGTTCTTAGTAGTAATCATATAGTTTTACCTATTAACGCTAGTACGTTCATTTCTTGGATGGACAGAGGGACACCATCGATGTCTGATTCAAGTCCTACACTAACAACAGTACCAAATCCAGTAGTGTTTAACGATACTCTACTGATGGTTTCTCCGTTAGATGCGTAACTTGATTCGGTGAACTCTGATTCATTGTAAAAAGAAGATCCGCTATCCTTTGTTCTAAAGGTGCTGGAACTGTGATTCTGAGAGAAGTCGTAAGACCACTTAAGGAAAATATCTGTGTAGTCCCCACCAATCAAAGTAGGCCTAATCTTCTTAAGCATTTTGATCTTAGAGGAGTCACCAAAGGTTAGGCCGGGACTGAAGTATCGGAACCTGTAAGGGTTACCATTGTCTCTGTACCCTTTGTACAGTCCTATGCCGTCCTCACAACCTATGTATATATCACCGTTTCTGTCCCTGTGGAAGGAATGAAAGTCTACACTAGGCCATCTAGTAACCCTGTACCCTCCATTTTCTAGTACTGTCCTAACGTCAAAGCAGTACACTAAGTTGAGATCAGGGAAACACAAGAGGTAAAAGTAATTCTCTGGACTGTACACAGTACTCACAGATACCTTAGATTCTAGTGTGTTAGCAATTAATTCTTGCTTTATGTTTCTACTCAAGTCAGACAGAGGCGAGGACTTCTCTTGTATTGTCCTACCTAGGCCTCTCAGTCCCGTGGGTGTCAGGAATAACAAGTCTGTACCTATCGACTGAACACTCTTCCTGTCTACACAGCCTACACCGGGGATAGTATCAGACAACTCCATAGATGCAGGACTAGAGGCACCTGCGTAAACTAGGGTATTGTTCTCCCCAAAGATAACTAAGAAGTCGTTGTAAGCCGCAATAGCAACTACTACATCAAACCCGTTAGGCCACGCTTCTGACACATTAATAGAACCACTAGAACCACCATCAAAATCTTGTCCTATTAATAGATCAGACCAATAAATAATAGTGTCATCAGTTTCGTTACCAACAACCCAGAGTCTACCGTAAGCTGCACAGACCTCGTGAGAGTATTGGTCAGCACCCATGACAGCACCCGGAACCTCAGACATCTTAGTTAGAGAACCTAAGTCTTCACTGTAAACCAGAGGCTCGTGACCCCTCTGGAAGAAGTAAGCATGGTCATTAAAGTTTACTATCTTCCAATCATTGTCTGTTATAGTGTACCCAGCAGGCGTAACATCTACTAATGTATCTAGGCCCATCATAATCTTATTGTTGCCTGTACTAAAGATTATCTCGTTACGGTTGTTATCGTAAAACTCGTGAATGTTAGTAATGTAGTCACCGTCAAGTAATGTAACATCTTCAGTAATAACAGAGTTTCCTTTACGGGCCGCAAGACGCCCCCGTCTATCAATGATGGCGTTATCAGCAACCTCAGCAAAAGAAGTATCCTGTGCTATAGGTGAGTCTTCAGTGTTTACCCCCATGAAAGCAGGAGCAACTAAATTCAGGCTTTGTAATGGCTGAGCCATAAGTACTCCTAGGGTGTGTACCAGATGGTTTCGTCAGGGTGCTTCTGTGCATCCATAGCGATTGCATCTGATAAGTATTTGTCAGCTAGAGCAAAGTACTCAGGGGTAGATGTACCGCCTGTCTCCCCTCGCTCACGAGATGCTAACGCTAAGGCCAAATGTATCACAGGCTGACTAGGGATAAACAGTTTGTCAGCGTCAACAGCCAGCGGAGCATTCCTAATTACCATCTTAGCCTTAATAACGTAAGTGTCGTTAGGCCTAGGGTACAAGTCAATCTGAGAGTCCCCAGCGTCATCAACACCGTTGTACGTATAGAACGTAGGGATACCCTCAGCAGCAGCACCTAAGACGTATTTCTCGTCAACCCAAGACTGTGGGCGGTACTCCATAGGCATATCTGCTGTATCATTCATAATCGTAAGGATCTTTCCGTAGTCCTGAGTACCTAACAGAGAATACGTATGTAGACCATCTATAGTAGAAATATCTACAGTCTTCCTAAGATGTGACCAATCCCAAGCGGTTTCAATGATACCCTTAGCATCGTTAATAAAGTCACCAACCATAGTACTATAAGTATTAGCGTATACCGTCGTTACTTGGTCTTCCCGTAGACGCCTCAGTACATTATTTACTAAATTTAAGTATGTCATATGATGTCCTGAAACAAGCTGTTAGTTAACCAACCCTGCAACATTTTAACGTAATCTACAGGCTGTCCTGCGGCACCCTGAGTCATATTCTGTCCTTGTTGCATTTGATAAGGAGAATAGGTGTATCCAGAGACAGCCCCTACCCCTGAACCCCCAGCATTCCCAGTTACTGTACCTACTCCAGCATTTACGGGGGAAGTGTACGTAGAAGTCCCTAAGTCCACTCCGGGTACAGGAGCAGCAGGAGGAGGTGGGGCTTGGTAGCCACATTCTGCTGAGTTAGGGGCCGCAGACTGTACTGATCCCCCTTGTCCATCAGCAGTCAATGTAATCATTGTAGTGCCTGAACACTGTTTCCCTAAGTATGTCCCCTCGGGTAGGTTAGTTGGGCCAGATGATACACACTCGCCTGCCTCGTTAAGTGTTTGACCCTCTGGACATACTACTGGAGGTGTCACAGGTGTCACTGGTGTCACTGGTGCTGCCTGAGAAGCAGCGTAAGCCTGTCCTTCAGGAGAGTTTTTAATCTCATTCATTACAGCCTTAATGCCACTAGAGTTTTTACGCAAGGCTGCTTCCATAACCTTTTCACTGTAGTAGTCTAAACCACCACTGTCTGCCCCTCTACCTAAGTACAGTTGATACGCTCGCTCTACCTCTTGCCTAGATTTATCCATCATAGCCGCTTGATCCCAGCCTGACAAAGAACCATCTGGCATGTCCCCACCAGAGTTGTCAACACCAGTTACATTGGCGATATAAGTTAGCGCCTCGTTCCCGTATCGGCCAGAGTCTAGATCAGCGTTAGGATTATCCACGTTATTAATATTAAACAAGTGCATAGTACTAGGAGCAAACAGAGGAGCCTGAGAAACACACTGGCCCCTATCATTAATTACACCCTGCTCTCCGTTAGCTTGAGTACAGAACGTACCTTGCACTGGAGTAGGTGGTGCTTGTGGTCCAAAAGAAGTCATACTATATCCTTATTACGTTGAGTCAACAAACGTTGAACTTGTGCGTCTAACTCTGCTGCATAATCTGTATAGGGTTTATTTGACACCACTAACTCAGGCGTTCTGTTGTATCCCATAGAAACATTTGCTGGCTTAAACATACCAGTGCCACCACCGCCAACACTGCCACCCCCAGTAGGCTCAGGAGCCGGTGGAGGCGCAGGAGTAGTAACTGGTATCCCTGTAGGCACACACTGGTCCAAACCCTTTGGATCAATCATGTAACCCGGTAAACAGTCACCACAGGAGCCATCTTCATTTTGTCCCCTGTTCTGTTGTGCACAAGGTGATCCCGGAGGAGGAGGCTCAACTATAACAGGAGGACCATTAGTAATAGCTACACATATTCCTTCAGCGTTCCTAGTCTGACCCTCTGGACAACCATCAGGGGGTGGAGGATTACCGTTGCCGGGACCCGGTGTTACAGGAGTTTCACCACACAGTTTATCCCAGTTAATCTGTTCAAACCCGTATTCCTCAGGCCTTGGTTGGCTACATAGGGAATCAATAGGGTCAACACAGTTTCCTTGTGCATCTCTAACTTTATTACCTTCACAAGACTCAGGACCACCACCGCCCGGAGGCCCTGCTGTTACTGTCTCACACTTCTGTGTTTCTTCATTATATTGCTCACCTTCACCACACTCACCGGTTCCTCCGGTTCCTCCGGTTCCTGT